TTCCTCGTCGTAGCGATCCCAATTGCCCTTGGTCTGCGAGCGCACGATGTAGACGAAGCGGGCGAACTCCAGCTCCGGCCCGATGAAAATATCCACCTCGTCGCCGTCGGCCCCGGTCGAGCCGCAGACGTAGCCATAGGCGTAGATCAGCCGCTTCTCGCCGATCGAGCCGTCTGGGTTGAGGAACGTGCGAACCGACCCCGGCTCATTCTCGATCGCCAGCTCGAGGCCGCGCCAGCGGATCCGGCGCTTGGCATAGTTGCCCGCGCGCTTCTGCGCCGTCGTCGGCTCGTGCCAAGCACGGTGGCGGACGACCACAAGGGTCACGGCAGGTGGAAACCCTGCTCAATGTCGCGGGCGACCTCCTCCATGCGGGAGCGCCACAGCTCCCGATCAGGCTCGTTCTCGCCACGGCGGATCATGATGCGCTCGCCCTCGTCGAGGCGCACACGGAGATATGCAACAATCTGCTTCGCTTCTTCGGACAAAGGTTCATTCCCCCCGGGATTCTTCAAGGCGCTGGCGGAGCCAGCTGGTGAAGGCCTTGTCCGCACCGGGCGGATCCTCGGCCATGGGCTCCCAGCGACCGCGACAGTGCGGATGCTGGACGCCCGCTGCGGGCCACAGGCGCTCGTCAGGCGACCGGGGCACCAATTCGTTGCCAACGCGCTTGCTGGGCGCGCTCGAGCGCCCGACGTTGGTCTTGCCGGGCCAGACGTCGTGCTGGCCGTCCTTCTCTGGATCGTCGGCGGTGGTGACGCGGAAGACGCGCCCGTCGAGGCTGCGGCAGAAGGCGCAGGCACCGTGATACATTTCGAGCCGCCGGACGTGGCTGCCCGGCTCCATGTGCGCGATGACGCCTTGGTTCGCCATTTCGCCCGCCTCGGTGACAGCGATCCGCCGCCAATCCCGGTTGAGCGAGTCGAACTTGTCGAACAGCTCCGACTGCAGCTCGGAGTCGGACACCTCCTCGCCCGCCAGCTTGCGCTGCTGGTGGTCGAGCACGACCCGCTTGATCCGGTGGCGGACGTTCTCGGAAACACTGGTCACCGCATCGCAGCAGGTTTCCTTGCCGTAGGCGAGGATGGCGCGCTCGGCGTCCGAATATGCGAATTGCTTCTCGACGCCCTTAAGCGTGCCCGGCAGGTGGTCGGCGATCGCCGCTGCCACGCCCGGCTCGATGGTGCCGACGTGCGCCTGCACGCGGCCCATCATGTTCGACTTGGTCGCCAGCCATTCGGCCTCCTCGAGCAGCTGGTCGAGCGGCATGTAGCGCTGCACGAGGAAGTCGATCAGCATCGACCAATCGTCCAGCTCCATCGCCAGCGGGTCGATCGACTCGAGGTAGATCTTGACCAGCGCCAGCTCTTGGTCGGTCCAGCGCCCAAGGAAGCCCGGCGGGACCGGGACCGACTTGGCCTTGGCGTAGTAATCGCCCGCCAGCCACTTCTGCAGCTCGGCCTGAACGGTCCCCAGCTTGGTAAGGCCGCGATCGGAGAACTTCTCGACCAGCGCGCGAATGAACGGGTTGTCGTGCTGCTGCCAAATGTCGAAGGCAGCGCCGTCGCCCTCGGAGACGGCCTTGTAGAGCGATTCCAGCGCGTGGTCGCACGCCGGGCCATGGAGGTGGCCTATGTCGACCAGAAGCGGCGCAGCAGGCCCGGGCAGGGCCTTCGCCATGGACTCCGGAGCGTCCTCCGCCTCGATCTCGTCCTCGAGCGGCAGGTCGCCCTCGATGTAGACCTTCTTGCCGTCCTCATCGACGCCGATCCCGCCGTCCTCGCCGCGCTCGAGCAGGGTCAGCTTGCGGCCCCGGCGCTCCTTGTGGCCGAGCACGCGCTCCCAGCGGACCTTGCGCGGCCCCTCGGGATGATCGATCTGGACCCCATGCTGGCCGACGGCGCAGACGCGGCCCGAGCAGACCCCGTCGTCGTCGTGGTGATAATAGACCGAGTCGCCCTGAATGACATGGCGACCCGGTTGCTGCGGCTTTGGCGTGGCGGTTGCAGGCACGGCTTACTCGATCACATAGACGGGCGGCAGGGACTTCCCGAAGTCTTCCTCGTCGTCCTCCGGCGGTTCGACCGGGTTGTTGGGCTGGTCGTCAATCTCGCCCCCGATGGTGTCGGGCCGGGCCTGTTCGGTCTCCGCGTCGTCCAGCTGCTGGTCGCCCGAGGCCTCGTCCGGCTGGACGGTGGCCCCCGACTGTTCCTCGCCGCCCTCGCCGCCAGCGGTGGCCTCCGAGGGTGTGCCGAAGTCCTCCTCCGGCGCATTCTCCTGCATGTAGACCTGCATCAGCGCCGGGTTGAGCGGGGCACCGCCGAGCAGGCCGCCGATCGGCTCCTTGCCTTCCTCGGCGCGGGCCTCGTCGACCGTTTCGATCAGCTTGCGCATTTCGAACTTCTTGTCGGCGTCCTCCGGGTCGAGGCCGGTCCAGCGGAACACATACTTGTCGGAGAAGTCGCCGACGATGTAGTCGGTGAACAAGTTCTCGAAGTAGGCGAGCAGCGGGCGCAGGCCGGAGTCCTTGGACGCCGCCAGCTTTTCGCCAGTGTCGGATCCCGAGAGCGCCGACGTCGAGCCGCCGGTGAAGCTGTCGAAGTTAATCTCCGACGGCGACATGCCGTAGATCGCGCAGATGATCGACGTCAGGAAGGTCATCCACTTGGCGAAATACATTTCGTCGTAGTCGACGCCGAAGCGCTCGAAGGCCGCCTTAGACTCCTGATCCTTGGAGACCATGACGGGGAGCGCCCAAGCGTTGTTGACGCCCTTCACCATGGAATTCCAGTAACGCTTGAAGGCGTTCAGATCGGCCTCGGTGTAGTTGCCGGTCAGGTGCAGCATCCCCTTCGGGATGGCGTTATTGTCGAAGCCCTTGATGTTGTAGGTCATGGCGTTGAGGAAGCCGGTCACCACCCGAATGAGCAGCTCCGTCTCCGACAGGCCATAGCCGCAGACCCGGACGTCGGTCCGAGGGTTGCGCGGCTCGTAGATCAGATCGTCGTAGGTGTAGGCGGTCGAGATCCGGCCCTGCACGACCTGCAGTGCGAAAATCTCGTCGTCGCCCTCATAACCCTGCTCGGTGCACAGACGGATGGTGCCGCCGTCGACCGCGTAGAAGCCGTCCATGCCGAGCGCCTTGTTGCGCTTCCACTCGGTTTCGATGCCGACGGAGTCGAGAGTGAGGGTGTCGCGGGCGGCCTTCGCCACGAACTGCGCGAAGCTGTCGCGCTTGAGCGCCTTGCGGCGGCGAGGTTTGAACTCCCAGCCGCAATTCATCATGAAGCGGTTGAGCAGCTCGATCGAGTCCGACTCCGACTCGTCCAGCTTGTGGTTCTTGTCGATGTGCCGGATCTCGAAGCCGGGATTGTCCTTGTTGTCGTCGGCGACCCGGCAGAAGCGCTGCATCTGGCGAATGCGGGTGAAGACCACGGCGTTGAGGATCGGCGTCTGCTCGACCATGGCGCGCAGGCTGTCGAAGCCGAGCAGCGACGGGCGCTCCCAATATTCGCCCTGCGTGGCAACCTGCCAATCGTCGAAGGTGACCGACTGCGGCCCGCGCGCGTGCTCCTTGGCGCGCTTCGAGGGGAAGGGCACGATGTTGCCCGACTTGAGCATCTGGTCCTCGGACAGCCCCTCGCGGATGAAGTCGATGACCGGCATCAACTCCTTGGCCGGGACCAGATCGGTGATACCTTGGACGACACTCTTCTGCAGCTCGGTCGAAGCCGCCTGACGTTCGCCCGCCGAAGCGGCTGGGTCAAAGGCGACTGAACTGGCGCTATCGGACATGCTTTAGACCTCGACGAAGGGGCGCTCGAGCCTTTTTGCTAGTGTCACGACCCGCCAGCACAAAACGACTTGCGCGATATAGACCGGAGCGGTAAAAGCCGAACCGTCCTACCGGGATCCTCTTGGCACTGAGGGAGGGTCGCTTCGCCAGAGGCGACCCTCAACCGGAAAGACGGGATGGTGCAGGGTAGAGCAGTCCGGTAGCTCGTCTGGCTCATAACCAGAAGGTCGCCGGTTCGAATCCGGCCCCTGCTACCAACTGGACTCCTTGAGGCCCCGGGCTGCTGCTGGCCCGGGGCTTTTTCTTTGCCCGGTCGTGACAGCAAAACGGATCCCAGCTCGACGGGCAGACCCGGAGCGGCAGGCCGATGTGAC